AAGCCTATAAAGAGGGTTCTGAAGAAAGAACTATGAATGGCAAATATAATCATGGTTTCATAGCACAAGAAGTTAAAGAGGTGATTAATAATCATAATTTAAAAGATGGCTTTGATATGTGGCAAGAAGATGAAGCAGATGGCAGACAAAGAGTTGGTGATGCTGCATTAATGCCTATTATGGTGAAAGCAGTACAACAACTATCTACGCAAGTAGAAGAATTAAAAACTAAATTAAACGAAGGAGAATAAATATGGCACAAACAGTAAATCAATGTTTAACAGCAGGACTTGATAGCGTTACAGTTATTGACGACATTAACACTAATGGTAATAAATCAATATACGCAGGCGGTACAACAGATGTAGATGGAAATGCCATAGCAGGAACTTGGACACAAACTGAAATAAATGAAGTAGTGCAAAGAAATGTAGATCATTTAGAAACAATCTTGCTTTATAAACCAGTAGATAGTGATGATGACACACCAAATATTGTTGATTCTACTAATAGCAAAAAAGATACTTGCAATACAGCTGTTACAACTGGCAAAGCATATATAACATCAAATAGTTAAAATGGCCCTTTTGCCTGTAACCCCTCCAGCTGGCATAGTTAAAAATGGTACTGATTATGCTAACAAAGGCCGTTGGGTTGACGGGGATCTAATACGCTTTGAAAATGGGTTTCTCAAACCCATAGGCGGTTGGTCAAAACTAATAGCAACAGCCTTAGACGGCGAGCCTATAGGTATGTATGCTTATGCAGACAATACAGGCGAATCTATTTTAGCTATTGGTACAAGACAAAAAGTATATGTTTTATACAAAAACTCCGTAATAAACATAACACCATCTGGTTTTGTTAATGATGCTGCAAATGATCCTCTTGGATATGGTGCTTATCAATGGGGCGTTGAAGATTATGGCGACGCACGTTCACAATCTGGATTAGCACTAGCATCTGGACATTTTTCATTTGACAACTGGGGCGAAGATTTAATATTTTGTTTTTCTGGTGATGGCAAAATTTACAAGTGGCGACCAGTTTCAGGCGGTACAGCAGACACTATAGGAACAGTTGTTACAAATGCACCTACTGGCTGTCAAGCTATTTTAGTTACTAATGAAAGGCATTTGGTTGCCATAGGATCAGGCGGAGATCCAAGAAAAATAGCATGGTCAGATAGAGAAGATCGTAATACTTGGACATCAAGCCCTACAAACACAGCTGGTGATTTACAAATACCAACAGGCGGTAGAGCCTTGCTTGGTGTTAAATACCAAAATGATGTAATTATATTTAGTGATACTGGTATAGATAGAATGTACTATACAGGATCGCCATTTGTTTATGGTATTGCAGCAGCAGGATCAAACTGTAAGGCTGTAAGTAGAAGATCTGTAGTACCTACAGGTAACTTTTTATCATGGATGGGCGAAAACTCATTCTTTGTGTATGACGGCACAGTTAGAGAAATACCATGTGATGTGCATGATTTTGTATATGACAACCTAAATGTGCAAGGCAGAAAAGCCTGTTGGGGTGGACACAACTCAAACTTTAACGAATTGTGGTGGGGTTTCCCAGTAGGTGATGGAATATATTTACCCAACAAATATATTATTTGGAATTATAGAGAAAACACATGGGCTATAGGATCTTTAGACAGAGGATGTTGGATTGACCAAGGTGTGTTTGACTTTCCTATCGCTGGAGATTCTAGCGGTTTTATCTATCAACATGAATCCACAACACTTGACGCATCACCAAATCTAGGAACTAGCGTGCCATTTTGCACGACTGGACCAATAGAATTAGGCAACGGCGACAACTATGTTCAATGCAATCAAATCATACCAGACGAAGAAGCAAATACTTTACCTGGTGTAACAATTAGTTTTAAAGGTAAGTTTACGCCACTTGGATC